CGTATTCAGTTTTATGATTCTTTTTCAGACGATGGCGAAGATGCAATCAAACTCCAAGGAAACCTAGAAGTCCGTGGAACCAAATCACGCGTAGCCCGAACGGAGAATTTCTCTGATCGGCTATTGTACTGCTACGAAACTCCGACACCAATGTTTGGAGATCTTGGTTGTGGGAAGACCAATGATAGAGGAATCGCGATTGTTGATATAGATCCGGCATTTTCGGAAACAATAAATTCCGGAATTGAGTATCAGGTATTTCTGCAGAAGGAAGGAGATGGTGATATATGGATAGAAGAAAAGGATACGGAGTATTTTATGGTGAAGGGGACACCGAATTTAAAGTTTTCCTGGGAGGTTAAGTGTATCCAGAAAAGCTTTGAACACTTGCGACTAGACGAGAAAGAAGTACAGGAAGCAGCGCAGAAAGATGCCAGAGATGCCCAGAAGGACTATAACATTATTATCGACACGATTGTCGAAGACTACGACAAAGAAATGGAGGAATTGATCAATGAAAGTAATTAAGATTATCAGCATCATCAATCAGGGTGGAGAATATTCCATTACTACTACTTATAACGAGGTAGATGACAATGGTGCTATTGTAAAAAGAAATGTAAAAGCACCAACATTTTATGCTGTAGGTGATATGCTTAATCACGTAAAAGCAATAGAAGATCAGACAAAAGAACGAATTTGAGGACAATATATGGAGAGAATCAGAGCGGAGCCGTGAGGCTCTATTTATTTTACTTAAAATTGCGCCGGCGCAACCGGAGAAAGTGTGAAAAAGTGAAAGAAATACTCATGCAGACATATACTATTGTATTACCGGCCCTGTTGGGATATATTGTATGGCTTTTGAAGAATCAGAAAAAAGACAGGGATGCCAACAGTAAAGGTACAATGCTCCTGCTCCGTACACAGCTGATCGAGTATCATGCGAAATATATGCAGCTGGGTGACATCCCATCATATGCATATCAGAATTTCTGTGAGATGTATGATGCATATCATGCACTGGGCGGGAACGGGATGGTAACAAAAATGAAACAGGAAATTGAAGAACTGCATATCAAGCGAAAAGGAGAATGAATATGGATATTAACGTAATGATGCAGTATGTAACCTATGGACTGGCACTGATCGGAGTGCTTGCATTTCTGGTATCGATTATCGTGCAGGTAATTAAGGAGATGCCTGGGATCAATAAGATTCCAACGAGTATTGTGGCACTGGTCACATCGCTGATTCTCTGCCCGGTGGCACTGGTCATCTTATGTACATATTATAAGATGGTAATCACCTGGTATTATATATTTGCTTCTTTTATTGCCGCATTCGTAGTTTATTTAGTGGCAACAGGCGGTTGGGAAAAAGTCAAGAGTATCTGGGATAGAACGAAATATAAAGATTCAGAGGGC